CGTCGCGGCGCAGGTCGAGGTCGAGCGCCTCCGCGCTGCGGGTGAGCTCGTGAACCGCACCGACCTCACCACCGACGGTCAGCGGATGGCCTTCTACGTGCCGCAAAAGCGCGATGACACAGCAGGAGACCCAGCGGACGTGGCGACCGAATAGCGCGCCGCAGGAACTCTTTCTCTCCTATGGCGGATTCGAGGGCGGCTACGGCGGTGCGGCCGGCGGCGGCAAGTCGGAAGCGCTCCTGATCGATGCGCTCTACGGCGTCGAGCATCCGAGCTACCGCGCGATCCTCTTCCGCCGCACCTTCGACGAGCTCAAGAAGAGCCTGATCGACCGGGCCCGCGACTTCTACCCGCACCTCGGCGGGATCGAGCACAAGACCGACCACATCTGGACCTTTCCGGCGGGCGCGCAGATCGGCTTCAGCCACATGGCGGAGCTGACGGACTACAAGCGCTTTGACTCCGCCGAATTTCAGTTCGTCGGCTTCGACGAGCTGACCAGCTTTCACCGCGAGCAGTACATCTTCATGGCCTCGCGGCTGCGCTCCTCGAAGGGGCTGCGGTCGCGGCTGCGCTGGGCGACGAACCCTGGTGGTGTGGGCCATGAGTGGGTGTTCCAGCGCTTCGCCCCCTGGCTCGACACCCGGCCCGAGTACGACGGCCCCCGGGCCGACTTCGGCGAGGTGCTCTACTTCGCCCGCGACCCGGCGAACCCCGACGGCGACCCGTAGGGCACCCCGGGCGCGCTCCCCCGCACCTTCGTCCGCTCGCTCCCGACGGACAACCCGGCGCTCGACCAGACCTACCTCGACCAGCTCGACCTTCTCGACCGCGTCACCCGGGCGCAGAAGAAGCTCGGGGACTGGCTCATCAAGCCCGGCAAGGGCCTCTACTTCCAGCGTCCGTGGTGGCGCTTCCTCGAGACGGCCCCGCCCCGCAGCGCGTGGCGCAAGGCCGCTCGGGCATGGGACTTTGCGGCGACCGTCGACGGGGACTGGACCGTCGGCACCCTCACCGCCCACGTCCCGACGGCCCCCCAGCCCTTCGTGGTGGTCGACGTCGTGCGCTTCCGCGGCACCCCCGCGGAGGTGCGCCGACGGGTGAAGGAGACGGCTGAGGCAGACGGCCCCGAGGTCACGGTACTGATCCCCCAGGACCCCGGGCAGGCGGGCGTCGACCAGCGCGACGCCTACGCGCGGCTCCTCTCTGGCTTCACGCTTCGCACGCACCGCCCCACCGGCTCGAAGGTGACCCGCGCGAGCGGGCACTCCTCGCAGGTGGAGCACGGGCAAGTGGCGCTGGTGCGCGGCGCCTGGAACGGGCCCTGGATTGAGGAGCATCAGGACTTCCCGATGAAGGGGGTACCTGACGACCAGGTCGACTCCGGCGCCGACGCCTTCAACTACCTCGCGGGCAGGCTCGCGACGTCCGACGCCGCGGCGCTCTTCGCCGACTTTCAGCAGAGCGCCCTGCGGCGCGAGTCCGGCGGCATCTGGCGCCCGTCTGCATCCTCGGATGACGACGAGGACGCGGACCCCGGCTCCTTTTTCAGCTCCCGCCGCGAATGATCGACCCCATCGCCACCTACGCCGCGCAGATCCTCGGGTCTGTCGAGGGCGAGCCCACGCCCGGCACGGGCGCGCTCCCTGCGACGCCCTCCGAGCAGGAGCCGCTCACCACCACGACCGTCGCCGCCCTGCGCGCGATGCTCGACGAGCACGACCGGGGGACCTTCCTCCGCTCTGGCCTGCTCGCCGACCTCCTTCGCCGCGACGCCGACGTGTACGGCGCGCTTCAGCAGCGCCTCACTGCCCTCGGCGCGCACCCGCTGTGCTTCGACGCAGCCGACGACTCCGACGCCGCCGTGAAGGCGCGCGACGGGCTGGCGCTCGACTGGCCCCGCATCTGCCCTCCCGGCGCGCAGGCTGACCTGGCGCTCGACGAGGCGATGATGGGGTGGGCGCTCGCTCAGACCCCGTGGCGGTACGACCCCGAGAGCAAGCGCCTGCGGCAGACCGTCGAGCCGTGGCCCTCCTACGCCGTCGAGCACGACCGCACGCTCCGGCAGTGGTACGTGCAGACCGCAGAGGGGCGCCTCCCGATCACCCCGGGCGATGGCCAGTGGCTGCTGGTGGCGCCGCGCAGTGCAAGGGCACCCTGGCTCTGGGGCGCGATCCGGCCGGCGGCCGAGTGGTACCTCTCCAACAGCTTCGCGGCCTCGGATGCGCGCCGTAGGTCGGAGACCACCGGCCAGGGCATCTGGAAGGTCAAGGTGCCCTCTGGGGCAAGGGAGTCGAGCGAGGGCAAGGGCTTCCTCCGCTCCTTCCGCAACCTGGGGCGCGCGGCGGCCATCCCGGCGCCGCGGGGCGCGACGCCAGAGAGCAGCTACGACTTCGAGCTCATCGAGGCGAAGGCCGACGCCTTCAAGATCTTCGAGTGGCTCAAGCGCACGGGCGGCGGCGCCATCCGGCTGGCGATCCTGGGGCAAGACCTCACCAGCCAGAACAACGAGGTCGGCACCAACGCCTCTTCGTCGACCGGCGCCGACGTCACCCGCGCCGTCGTCGAGGCCCAGGCCCGCGGCCTCTCCGACGCCTTCACGCAGCAGGTGGCTGGCCCCCGCGCCCGCTACCTCGGCGAGCCGCTCACGAAGGTTCGCATCGACGCGGAGCCCGAGGCCGATCGCGAAGCCTCCGCGAAGGCGTCGAAGGCCGAGGCCGAAGCCGTCCAGGCATGGGCCGCTGTCGGCGTCACCGTCGACCGCCTCGCGCACGCCACCGCCGCCGGGATGAAGGGCGCTGCCGAGGCGCCGCCCGCCAAGCCCGCTCCCGACCCCAAGGCAACGCCATGACCACCGCACCGCCTACCAGCGCCCAGGCCTTCCCCGTCGCGCGCGAGCCGATGGCGCTCATCGAGGAGGCGCTCGACCGCGCGTACCTCCCGCGCGCGTCGTGGATGGATGATGACGACGAGGGCGGCGCTCCCTCCTTCCGCGTGACCGCCGACGGCGTCGCCATCCTCGACATCTGCGGCGTGATCGACTCCCGCGCCTCCTGGCTCTGGACCGGCTACGACGAGGTGCAGACCCTCGCCGCGCAAGCCTTCGCCCATGCAGGCGTTGCCGCCGTGGTGCTCTCTCTCGACTCCCCCGGCGGTGTCGCCGCGGGCATGGTCGACACGGGCCGATCGCTCCGCGCGATGGCCGACAAGGCCGGCAAGCCGCTCGTCGCCCACGCGGGCCCGATGGCCGCGTCCGCCGCCTACAGCCTCGCCTGCGCCGCGGACCGCATCCTCGTCACCGAGGACGGCACCGTCGGCTCCATCGGCGTGATCGCCGTCGTCACCGATCGCACCGCGCAGAACGCCCAGGAAGGCTTGAGCCGCAAGGTGATCGCCTCGGGCACGATGAAGGCCGACGGTCACCCTGACCAGCCGCTCACCGATGCCGCGCTCGGCCGGATGCGCGCCCGTGTGATGCAGCTCGCACAGATGTTCGGCGGCTGGGTCGCCATCCGCCGCGGCATGACCCCGGAGGCCGTGATGGCTCTCCAAGGGGGCGTGGCCTACGGCGCCGACGCCGTCACCAAGGGACTCGCCGACGCCACCGGCACGCTCGCCGACGCCATCGCCACCGCCGCGCAACTCGCGGCCGACTCCGCCACCAAGAGGAAGACCATCATGGAAGACACCAAGGCCAGCGCGATGCTGGCGACGCTGCGCACGTCTGCCGGCGTCACCACCGACGAGGAACTCGTCGCCACCCTCGCGACCATCAAGCACGCCGCCGGGCAGCTCCCGGCCGTGCAGCGCGAGAACGCCGAGCTCAAGGCGCAGATCACCGCGCGCGACGCGGCCGACGCCGCCAAGGCCCGCGCGGCCGTCTTCGACAAGCACCGCGAGCGCGGCGCCCTGACCCCCGCGATGGAGAAGGACGAGGCCTGCATGGCGGACTTCGCGCCGCTCTCCGCCGAGGCCCTCGACCGGGTGCTCTCGCGCATCCCGGGAGTGGCCACGCCCGCCGTCCCCCGCACCCCCGCGGCCCTCACCCCGGCCCGCGCCAGCGCGGCCCCGGTGGGCGACCGGGAGCGCGAGTTCGCCGCCGCGACGGGCATCCCGCTCGACGCGATCACCCAGGTCGCCGAGCGCGACGCCGCCTCGAAGGAGATCTGATCATGACCGCACTCGCCGCCAACTACGCCCGCGCCCGTGAGGGCGTGCAGCCCGTCGTCGCCCTCGCGGGCGGCCTCCCCGTCGCCGCCTCGACGCACATCTACGTCGGCGCCCTCGTCGCCGTGAACGGCTCGGGCTACGTCGTGCCCGCCTCCGCCGACTCGACCCTCGCCATCATCGGCGTGGCCGAAGAGGAGAAGGACAACAGCGCGGGCTCCGCGGGCGCCCTCACGCTCAACGCGATCCGCCGCGGCTCGCACCTGATCGCCAACTCGGGCACCACGGACGCCATCGTCGACCTCGACGTGGGGCGCCCCTGCTACGCGGTCGACGACAACACCGTGGCGCGCACCTCCAACGGCGGCCTGCGCCCCGTGGCGGGCATCGTCCGCCGGGTGGACGCGGGCGGCCTGGTCTCCGTCGAGGTGGGGCTGACCGGCCGCGAGGCGCTCGAGGGCGTCAAGGACTACCTCTACCTGGCGGGCGCCGACCTCAGCACCACGGGCCAGTTCCTGTTCGTGAAGCTCAACGGCTCCTCGGCCATCGTCCTCGCGAGCGCCGCGGGCGAGCACGCCCTGGGCGTCCTGCAGAACGCCCCCGCCTCCGGCGCCGTCGCCATCGTCCGCCGCCGCGGGCCCTCCCGCGTGGTGGGCGGCGCGACCCTCGCCGACGGGGCGCTCCTCGCGACGCAGGCGACCACCGCCCGCGCCAAGGCGGCCGTGGTCACCACCGTCGACGCCTCGGGCGCCAGCGCGACCGCGGCCAGCACGGGCAGCTTCTGCATGGGCGTGGCCCTGGGCGACGGCACCGACGGCACCGCCATGATGATGGACGTGAGCGCGATGGGCGCGATCCCCGGCACCGCGGCCTGATCAAGCACACACGGAGACACCTCAATGAGCACCACGTTCAAGTCCGCTGACCTCGTCGCGATGGACCGCACGGTCCGTGCCGGCTTCTCTCAGGCCTTCAGCGCGAAGGAGGGTTACACCCCCTGGACGCCCCGCATCGCCGCGATGGAGACCAGCTCCAGCGCGGCGAACCTCTACCACTTCGGCATCGACTCCGGGAATTTCCGCGAGTGGGCCGAGGGCGAGCGCCACGTCAACAGCGTCGGCGTCGGCTCCATGAACGTCACGAACGTCAAGCGCGAGCTCACCTACTCGGTGAAGCGCGAGATGATCGACGACGACATGACCGGCGCCCTGCGCGGCGTGGTCGGCAAGGTCCGCTCCGCCGCGGGCAAGCTCCGTCGGCTCCCCGACCGCCTCATGGCGGCGCTGCTGCACGCCAACCCCGTGTCGCTCTCGGGCTCGACGCTGTTCAACAGCGCCCACGCCATCCCCGGCACGGCGCGCACCTTCGACAACGACTTCGGCTCGACCGCGCTCACCCGCGATGCGGCCGTGGCCGTGCGCGCGCAGATGCTCGGCATCCGCGGCTCGGATGACGACATCATCAACACCGACCCGCGCATCCTCCTGGTGCCGCCGGAGCTCGAGGACCTCGCCATCGAGATCGCCTACGGCGCCCTCAAGGTGAAGGCGGGCACCTCGACCACCAACATCAGCACGGTGCTGGGCAACAGCGCGATGGGCCTCTTCGACGTCATCGTGGCGCCGCAGCTGTCGCAGTACAGCGCGACCACCTGGTACCTCGTCGACGCGTCGGACCCCTACGACCGCGGCCTGATCCACCAGACCCGCGAGGCGGCGGAGCTCGTCGCGAAGTTCTCGCCCGAGGACCCCGAGGTCTTCATGCGCGACGAGTACATCTGGGGCCTGCGCGAGCGGTCTGCGGTGGCGGCCGGCAACCCCGCCCACATCGCGCGCGGCACGGCGTGAGATAGCCTGTGGCCGCCGACATCACCCGCGCCGAGCTCGCCTCGCTGGGGCTGAGGTCGGCGGCGCTCACCACGATCAGCACCACCGACCAGGACGCCGCGTGCGAGTCCGCCACGGCGACCGCGCGCAGCTACCTGCGGGCGCGCTACCCCTCCGCCGGCGCCATCACGGACCCCGGCTACAAGCAGGCCGTCGCGCGCATCGCCGCGCACGAGCTGCTCTCCACGCGCGGCTTCGACCCGTCGGGCTCCCGCTCCGACGAAGCCGTGCAGATCAACCGCGACGCCGCGGTCCGATGGCTGCGCGACGTCTCCAACGGCGTCGCGCACCTCGACATCGTGGAGAGCATCGCGGACACCTTCGCGCCGCAGCTGGGCTCAGATCTCGGCGCGAGCTCCGACGATCCCCGGGGCTGGTGACCCTCACCCGCTCGGGCCCGTCGCTCGACGGGCTCCTCGAAGCGCTGGACGCCTGGGCCTCGGGCCAGGTGCAGCACGACGTGGCGGTCTCGCTCGCGCAGGCGGGGCAGGGGCTGGTGCGGCGCGGCTTCGACCAGAGCAAGGCCCCCGACGGCTCGACCTGGGCGCCGCTCAAAGACCCCAAGGCGCGCGGGCGCAGGCCGCTGCGGAAGACGGATCGCCTCGCGTACACCGCGACCCGCTACGACGTCGACCGCTCGGGCTTCGTGATGACCAGCACCTCCTACGGCGGCTTTCACCACACCGGCACCCGCCGGATGGTGGCGCGCCGCTTCTACCCCGACGACGCCGCGCCGCTGCCCGTGGGCTGGGAGATCACCCTGTCTGCGGCGGCGGAAGACGCGCTCCCGAGGCTCCCGAGATGACCGCTCCCGTCGACGGCCTCGATCAATTCGCCGCCCTGGTGATGGCGCGCGTCAACGCCGATGGCGGAGCCACGGTCACCAGCGAGACCGCCACCGGCGCCATCGCCTTCCAGGGCTCGCCGCCGCGGGTGGTCTGGGAGCCGACGCGCGACCGCTTCACGGCGGCGCAGAAGAAGCCCCGCGGCTCGCGCGGGCCCCTCGGCGTGAGCGTCGGCACCCGCATGGCCGGGGGCGTCGCACACGTCTGGGGCGACGGCACGGCGGACGGCTCTGTCAGCCCCACCACCGCCACCGAGCGCCTGCTCAAGCGGGTCGCGCGGGCGATGATGCTCGTCGGGGGCGGCCCGCCCTTCTTCGACCTCGGGAGCGGCGCCTGGAACACGACGCCGGGCGTCACCGACTGCGGCCGCGTCTACGACCTCGCCTTCGCTGTCGCGGTCGACCTGGACCTCGCGGCGCCCACCCTCACGACCATCACCGACGTCGCGCTCGACCCGTCCCGCTCCACCGCCGGCGCCGGCCTCGTCGACGCGGGCGAGCCCGCTCCCGCTCCCTGACCTCCCCTCCACCCGGAGCCCTACACCATGACCCTCGCTTCCGTCAGCGCGACCATCGCGTCCAACGGCCTCGGCACCCCGCAGGCCCTCGACCTCCCGCCCGCGTTCGTCGGGTGCTGCTCGAGCGGCACCGCGGCGACGCCCTCTCTCGTCTCCAACGCCACGCAGCTCGTCGCCGACTACGGCTACGGCCCCCTCTGCGAGGCCGTCGCCAAGCAGCTCGCCCTCGGGGGCGGGCCCGTGGTGGTCTGCAAGGCCACGTCGCAGACGGCCGGCGCCCTCACGGGGCTCACCGGGGGCGAGACGGCGGCACCGTCGCCCTCGGGCGCCACGCCCATGACCTGCGCCGTCACGGGCACGCCGCGGGACGCCTACGACGTCAAGGTGAAGGTCACCCGCGCCGGCGCGACCCTCCAGGCCGTCACCGCCATGGTGCGGGTCAGCCTCGACGGCGGCACCACCTACGGCGCCGAGACCCCCGTGCCGTCGAGCGGAGCGATCGTGATCCCCAATACCGGGGTCACCATCACCTTCGACGACGACAGCGACACGCTGCAGCTCTACGCCGACAACATCTACAGCTTCGGCTCGACGCCCCCGCTCTTCGACGCGACCGGGCTGGGCACCGCGCTCGCGGCCCTCGCCGCCGAGCGCACGACGCTCGACCACGAGTTCGTGCACGTGGTCGGGCCGATCAACGCCACGACCTACGCGACGGTCGAGACCTCGCACGACGCGCTGATCGCGGCGTCGCTCCCCCGGTGGTTCCTCACCGAGGCGCGCGACCAGTCGAGCGGTGAGTCCGTCGCGACGTGGGTGGGCATCCTCCAGGGCGCGGACCCCGGCTTCCTCGGGCTCTCGGCCGACCTGATCGCCGTGTGCCCCGCGTACTCCACGCAGACGAGCGAGCTCATGGCGACGACCTGGCGCCGCCCGACGGCGCGCCTGCTCACCCCGCGCTTCAGCACCATCCCGGTGGGGCAGCACCCGGGCCGCGTCCGCACGGGCCCCATCCAGGGCATCGTCACGCAGCACCACGACTTCGCGGCGACGGCCCTCCAGAGCCTCGACGCGCGCGGCTTCCTCGGGGTGCAGTCGATCCAGGGGCGCGAGGGCTACTACGCCACCGACCGCACCAGCGCGGCCATCGGGTCGGACTTCACGCAGATCATGCGGGCCCGGGTGATGTGCTTCGCCGCGCGCGTCGCCATCGCCGAGGCCACCAACTACGTCAACGAGACGGTGCGGACGGTCACCGGCGGGTTCATCGACCCGATCGACGCCGACGCCTTCGACGCGCAGATGACGTCGAAGCTCACCGCCGAGGTCGTCACCCCCGGCTACGCCTCGGCGGTCGCGGTCACCGTGAACCGCACCGACGTCATCACCACCACCTCCACCCTGCGCTTCCAGGTGCGGCTCCGGCCGCTCGGGTACGCCACCACCATCACGCTGGACCTCGGGTTCAGCGTCACCCTCGGGAGCTGATCGATGAGCGCAGACGCAGACGAGATCCAGGACAACTGGTTCAGCACCACCATCCTCTGCAACGGGGTGGAGTACTTCGGGTGCCGCGGCATCGACTACTCCGAGAAGCTCACTCGCGAGCAGGTGCACGGCGCGGGCGCGTACCCGCTCGGCATGACCCCGCCGAAGGTCGAGAACGAGGAGGGGAAGATCACCCTCCTCAACCGCGACTTCTACCAGATGCTCGCCGACTTCGGCGACGCCTGGGCTGAGGTGCGCTTCGACATCACCGTGCAGTACGGGCTCTCCGGCTCGCCGGTGCACACCGACGTCATCGAGGGATGCCGCCTCACCGGCGCCCCCGGCGGCGCCTCCGAGGGCACCACCGCCATCGAGCGCGAGGTCGCCTTCATGTTCATGGCCATCAAGCGGGACGGCAAGTACGCCGTCACCCGTCGCCGCCGCAGGGGATAAGCACCATGCCGAAGATCGACGAAGCCACCCGCCAGAAGCTCATGGCGGACCACCCGGGCGTGCGGTTCATCGCCCTCGAAGCCGACCGCGACGACGTCGAAGGGGCGCCCGCCGCCTCTGGCGACGCGGTGCACGAGTTCGCCTTCCGCAAGGGGTCGCGCGCCGACTGGAAGCGCTACCAGGAGCAGCTCCGCGACGGTGCCCTCGGGCGTTCCGCGGGCTCCGTGGGCATCGAGGCGACGCTCTACGCCCAGGGGCGCCTCGTCCACCCGCCCGCCGGCGCCCGCGCCGCCTGGGACGAGCTGCGCGAGGAGGCCCCTGACGTCCTCCAGGACATCGGGCTCGAGCTGCTGAAGGAGCACTCGAAGGGCCTGAAGGTCAGCCTGGGAAAGCCCTAGCGCTCGCGCGGGAGGACGCCGCGGCGGACCTCCACGTCGCGGCCGACAACCTCCTCGCGTTCGCCGGGCACGACCCCGACGACGTCGGGGAGGAAGCCCGCGCGGGCGCGCTGATGCTGGCCGAGGGGCTGGCGCTTCACATCGCCTTCATCAAGGGCGTGGCCGGGGCCTTCGGCGAGAAGCCGAAGAGCAAGGGTCCGCCGAGCCGCATCCGTCGCTGAGCCATGCCCGAAACTACCTGGAAGCTCACTCTCAAGGACGGCGCGAGCTCGCCCGCCAAGCGTGCCCACCGCGAGGTGGCCGCGCTGGTGAAGGTGCTGCGCGACCTCCGGGACGTGGCGCCGGGTGCCTCTCGGGCGCTCGGCGGTGTCGTGGGCGCGGAGTCCATCCGCAACCTGCGCACCCAGGTGTCGCTCACGAAGGAGCTCGGGCGCGAGCTGCGGCGGAACAACTCCGAGCGCCGCCGCGCCAACCGTCCCGCCTCGGGCGTGGGCCGCACCCGCGCCGAGGGGATGAGCACCGACCCGAGGGCGCTGGCTGAGGGCGTCCGCTTCCAGCAGCGCGCCCGGGCCCTCCAGCAGCGGCACGGCGCGCTGCAGCTCCGGCAGACGCAACGCGACCGCGCGGCCGAGACGCGAGCGAACCAGGGCTTCTTCCAGCGGCAGTCCCGGATGACTCAGCAGAGCTTCCGGGAGAACGACCGCCTCCGGGCGACGCAGGCCCGCACCGAGCAGCAGCGCCAGCGCGCCGTGGACCGAGCTCCGGGCATGGGATCGCTCCTCGCGGCCGGTGGTCGCGGGGTGGCCGGCGTCGCCAGCGGGATGATGAGCGTCGTGGGCGCCACGCTCTCGGCGCTCGCCGCAGTGGTGGGCCTCGCCGCAGGCTTCGCCGGGCTCGCCGCGATGATCGGCGGGGCCGTCCTCCAGATGATCGCGTTCCGCGAAGGGACGCTGATGACGCTCTCAACGCTGATGCGCGTCGACGGCGAGGCCGGGATGACCCCGGGCCAGCGCCACGCCGCGCGCGCCAACGCCGCCGAGGGCGAGCTCTCCTGGGCGCAGCGGTTCGGGCGCGAGACGCCCCTCTCCACGCAGCAGGTGGTGGAACTGCGCACGCAGGCCTCGACCGCGGGCTACCAGGGCAACGACGCCCGGCAGATCACCATGGCCGCGGCCGATGCGGGCGCGCTGCACCCCAACGATGCCTCGACGGCCTCGCGGTTCATGCTCCAGATGGGGCAGCTCCGAAACAGCAGCACCGCCCGCGCGACCGACTACCGGCCGGCCGCGGCGGCTGCGGGCGTGAACGAGGCTGCGGCCATGCGCCGCGCCGCCATCGCGGCGGGCGTGGTGCAGCGCAACGGCGAGAACGAGACCTCCTACCAGGCGCGCATCCGCAACGCGCAGGGCAACGGGCAGATCACCGGCCGTCAGATGCATGACGCCATCCTGGCCGAGCAGCGCGGGCAGCACGGCGGGCAGACGGGCGACTTCGCCCGGTCGCAGTCGGGCTCGATGGCCGCGGTGCTCTCCAACCTCGGCGAGGGCTTCCAGGCCTTCGTCACGGGCATCCGCAACATCGAGTCACTGCCGGGTGTCGTCGCGCTGAAGGCGACGCTCACCCAGGTGGCCGACACGCTCGCGGGCGCCACGCAGAACGGCAAGCGCCTCCAGGCTATCGCCGCGACGGTCATCAGCACCGTGGCGGGGATGCTCGGGAAGACCGGCAAGGGCGGCTTCGACGAGATGCTCTCCGGCGCGCTCGACACCGCGAAGGAACTCTGGCCGATCGTCCGCGGCGTCGCCATGGCCTTCAAGGAAGGCTTCGTCGACGGGTTCGGGCCGTTCATCGCCGAGCTGCGCGAAGGCGCTGGCGAGTTCGTAGGCGGCGGCGGACACGACCTCATGCAGTGGGCGCGAGAGTTCGGGCGCGGCCTCGCCATCATCGCTGTGATGATGCTCCGGGTGACGATGCTGACCGGCCAACTGGCCGCAATGGCGATCGCGGGCGTCGGGCCTCTCCAGGACTTCGGCGACGCCATCAACCGCATCCGGGGGATGGCGCTGAACCCCGGCGCCGCGCTGGACGAGGGTCGCGAGCTCGCGGGCCTCAGCCCCGCCGAGCGGGAGCTGGCGCTCGCCTCCATGCGCGGCGTCGGCGAGCAGATGGGCGATGGCGTCGCGGCGGGCTTCCGCAGCCGTCAGGCGTTCATGCAGGGCGAGATCAGCAGCGTGATGGCGTCGCTCCCGGCGACCGCCCGCACGGACCTCCAGATCAAGAGCCCCTCCCGCGTCATGGCCGAGATCGGCCAGTACATGGCCGAGGGCGTCACCGTGGGCCTCGACAGCGGGGCGGGCGGTGTTCAGTCGGCGATGTCCAGCGTGGTCGCGCCGCCCTCCCTCCCGGGGATGGGTGGGGCGCTGGGCGGCATGGGCGCGCCCTCGATCAGCATCGTCGTGCAGGTGCAGGGCGGTGCGAGCGCCGAGGAGACCGGCGCCACCATCGGCGAGCGCATCGAGGAGATCCTCCTCGGGACGTTCGGACGGATGCAGCTCACCGGCGGCGCCTGATGACCACCCCCACCACCGCACAGCCCGGCTTCGCGAACGGCAACAACGCCGTCCCTGCGGCCGCGGTGACCCCCACCCGCGCGCGCCGACCGGCCGCGCGTCCCGCCGATGCGCCCTCGCGCTCGGCGCTGCTCTCCCCCTTCACGGACCCCGATAAGTGGGACGTGATCACCATCGGCGGCATCACCTTCACCGGGAAGTGCTCGCTCTCTGGCGATGGGGTGAAGAAGAAGAACGACCACCGCTCCCCCAGGGGGCGCAACGGCGGGCGGACGGTGGCCACTGGTTTTGACCTGGTGGACATCACCGTCACGCTCGCCGCCTTCCCCTCGGAGGACAACCCCGACGACATCGACGAGCAGGTGCGTCAGCTCGACGCGATCATCGCGCGCTGCGCTTCCCGCTCGCCCTCGCAGCAGGACGCCGCGGCCATCCCGGTGGCGCACCCGTCGCTCTCGGCGATGGGCCTCACCAGCTTCACGCTGACGAGCATCGACCTCCCGGCCTTCGAGGCGGGGAGCACGCTCAACCTCACGCTGAAGCTGAAGGAGTGGCGGGCGCCAACCCCGCGCAACGTCACCCGCACCCCCACCGCTGCCGCGGAACAGCAGGCCAACAGCACCACCGTCCGCCCCAACGGCACGACGATGTTTCCGATCGACCGCGGCCCGCGCGTGGAGCGCCCCTCCACCAGCGGCGCCGCCGCCCCCCGATGACCACCCTCAACAACCTCCCGCTGCTCTCGCTCTCGCTGGTCATCCCGCGCCTCGGCGCGTGGACGGCCGACGTGGAGGTGGACAGCGACACCGACGTCACCGGCGCCGTCACCCTCGACCTGGAGGGCCGCGTCTGGCGCGGGACCGTCGTGCGGGGCGCCGTGCACCTCGGCCGCTGGTCAGGGCGCATCGTGGGCGGCGCGGGCGGTCTCCTCGGAGAGCTGCCCCCGGTGGCGCTCGCCGGGACCACCCTGCGCGCTGTGCTCGAGGAGGCCCTGCGCGCCGCGGGCGAGACCATCGCCACCTCGGCCGCGGCGCTCGACGTGGCCGTGGCCCGCTGGCACCGCACGCGGGCCACCGGGGACATCGCCGTCGCCGAGGTCGCGCGCTACGCCGGGATGTCCTGGCGGGTGCTGGCCGATGGCACGGTGTGGGTGGGCGCGGAGACGTGGGCCACGATCACCGTGCGCGACGTCGACGTGATGGGCCGCGAGCCTGTCACCGGCTGCACCGAGCTCGCAGGTGATGCGGCGCTCGACCTCGCGCCCGGGCAGACCGTCACCCTCGACGGGACCGCGGTGCGCATCGGCGCCGTCACGCATCGGCTCGACGGCGTCGCGCTGCGAACGACGGTGCTGGAGGAGCGCGAGGACGTGGCCGGTGGGCGCTTGATGGCGGCCTTCGAGGCCGTCGTGCGGCGCATCACCCGGCGCCTGGATTACACCGGCTGCTACAGCGCGACGGTGGTGCAGCAGCGCGCGAGCGGTCGCCTGGACCTGCGGCCAGAAGACCCGCGGCGCCCCTCCTGCGCAGACGTGCCCTACCGCACGCTCCCCGGGCTCACCGTGGAGATCCCCGCGGGCTCGCTGGTGTCGTTCACCTACGAGAACGCGGACCCCCGCCGCCCCGTGGTGGTGCTCTGGGAGCCCTCGACAGTGGCCACCCGGTGGAGCGTCAACGGCTCGACCACGAAGGCCGCGCGCGACGGCGAGGCGGTGAACAGCAGCACCGCCATGGCCACGTGGATCACCACCGTCTCGGCGCTGCTCAATGCCCCCGGCCCCGTGGTCGGAGCCCCCAGCACAGTGACCCCTCCCGGGAGCGCCATCGGGGCCGTCTCGGGCGGTAGCGACGTCGTGAGGATCCCATGACCTCCCTCGGCGTGGACATCGGCACCCCCGGCGCCGCGGACCTGGACCCCTACATCGGCCTGGTGCGCGAAGGGCGCTGCCTCGTCGAAGCCCTCGCGCGACGCCTCGTGACGCCCCGGGGATCGCTCCTCAACTACCCGAGCTACGGCTACGACCTGAGGCAGTGGATCAACGCGGAGCTCGACGCCTCCGACCTGCGGGAGATCGAGCGCGCCGCCGCCGAGGAGTGCCGCGCCGACGAGCGCGTGGACGAGGTGCAGCTCGAAGCGGCCTTCTCGGATG